GTCGAGTACCACGAACTGCAAAGTGACGATCCCAAGTCCGTCGCCGAAGCGCTGACGATGGACATCAGCAATGACCTCGTAAGCCGCCAGACGGCGCAGACCAAGCGCGGCTATGACCCGGACAAAGAGAAGAAATTGATGGACCGGGAAGACGAGGAACGGCGCGACAAGACGGCGCAAGGCGAGATCATCACGCCGGACAGTATCGGGCTACCGGGGGATGGGCAGGGGCAGCCGGGCGGCAATGGGCAACAGCCTCAGGAACTCGTGAGGGCGAATGGGCAGACCGCGCAGCCAGCCCCAGGATGACGCCGCGATCACGCGCGCGCTGCGCACCGACTCGGAGGCGCTGCGCTACGCCGAATGGTGGGTGCGCCGGCGCATTTATGGCCTGAGCGACCAGGATGCGCGGGCGCTGTTTAACCAGTACGTTACCGCCTACAAGCGGATGGTCGAGCACCTTTCCATTGCGTATGATGCCAACGGCAACCCGCAACAGGGCGCGCGCGCGCAACTGCTGGCGCAGATGGAACGCGAGATGGATGCGCTCCTGGCGCAGATCGCCCCGGCCATGTGGGACGACCAGTTGCGCGCCTACCAGATGGGCTACTACGGGCGGGGCTGGGCGCTCGATATGGCAACGCTGGATACTGTGCCCATTCGCACGCCGCTCTTGCCCGTCGAAGCCGTGCGCGCGAACTTACTCGCGCCGTACCTGGGAACGCCCTGGCACGAAGACCTGGCCTACTCGTTTGATGAGTACAAGACGCGCATCAAGCGCAGCATCAGCCAGTCGCTCATCAGTGGCGAGGGCATGGCGCAGGCGCAGCGGCGGTTGCGAGATGAGTTGGGCATTACGACGGATCGGCGGCGGGGGTTTACGCGCAACTTCTACCGGACGCTTTTAATAAGCCGAACAGAAATAATGCGCGCTTCAAATTTAGGTGCGTTATCGGTTTACGAAAATAATAGCGATATTCTTAAATCTTGGGAATGGTGCTCGACGCGCGACGAAAGAACATGCCCGCAGTGTGGGGCGTTAGATGGGAAAGTCTTTAAGTTCGGCGATCCCATGCTCGCGCCCCCATCGGGCAGCCATCCAGGGTGTCGGTGTACGCCCGTTCCCGTGCTCATTGATACGGATTTGATGGATCGCATTTCGGGCGGACCGCGCCAGACGTATGCGGATTGGGCGGCTCAGAAAGGATTACTTGACGACGGCGGGTTAACAAGGCAACGCACGGCAGATGTGCCGGGCGTGAATGAGGTCTAGCAATGCCCTACGATAAATCGAATGTCCCATCGCACGTTCCCCCGGCTATGGCCGCGCAGTGGGCCGCCGTCTGGAATAAAGCCCACGACGAATGTATGGGCAAGGATGGCGCAGAGGAGAAGGCGTGCGAGGAAATGGCGTTCAAAATGGCGAACGGCATGATGAAAGAAGAGGCCGCCCCCGCCCCGCAGACCGCCGTTTTGATTGAACAATTGGAACTGGTGGAAGGCACGCTTAACCCGGAAAAGAAGCAGGTCGAAGTCGTCCTGATCCGCCCCGGCTGGTCGAAGAATGGGCGCTACTACAGCCCCGCCGTGCTGACCAAAGCCGCGCCCCTGTTTGAGGGCGTCAAGGCGTATGCCAACCATCCCGCGCGCGAGGACCTGATCAAGGGCATCCCGCGCGACGTGCGCGACATCACGGGCGATTACACGGGCGTTCACCTGGGGCCGCAAGGCGAAGTCCGGGCGACGCGCACCGTGTACGGCGTGGCGGGGGAGGCGGTCTGGCCGCTGATCCAGCGCGCCGTCGAGACCAAGCGCGACGTGATCGGCGTGTCCATTAATGCCGTCGGCAAGGCCGCGCCGGGGCAGGCCGAAGGGCGCGACGGCCTCATTGTGGAAGACATTACGCACGCCAATTCCGCCGATGACGTCGACGCGCCCGCCGCCGGGGGCAAGTTCGAAACGCTGATGGCGGGGGACCTGCCCGCGCTGACTCGCGCGATATTAGAAGCGCTTTCTTACGAGGAATTTATCGCCGCCCGCCCGGAGTATCTGGACCGCGTGCGTGATCAGATGAAACGCGCCCGGCAAGATGAGGCGGTGCGCGCGGCGCTTATGGAACGGGACCAGGCGCACAGCGAACTGGTCAAAGCCCAGACAGAAAACAAGCGGTTGAAAGCGCAAGCGATCCGCCACCGCACCGAGCTTCAGGAGGCGCGCCAGCTTCAGGCCCGCACTGAACTGCTCGTGGCGCTGGAGCTGGCGCTGCGTGAGGCCCGCCTGCCTGCCGAGTACGAACAAGACGTGCGGGAACGGCTTCCCGCGTTACCCCCTGCGGACTGGCCTGCGATGATTGACCGTGAGCGGCGCAAAGCCCAGGCCGTCGGCGCAAAACCCACCGTTCCGGTGGACGGCGCGCCCCGGCTGACTGAAGCGGCTCCGCTGCCCGCATCACCGCCGACGCCCCTGCCCCTCCCGCATGAAAGCTACGCGGAATGGGCGCAGCGCGTCGGGTCAGCAGCAGGGAAAGTGAGGCTACTACCATGACAGTCGTAACCGGCTTCGCGCCCGTCTTCGACTTCCCGAAGCGTGGTGATTGGGAATTCCAGGCGGCCAGCGCAACGGCCAAAATCAACGTTGGGGACTATCTGGTCTACAACGGCGCGTTCGTGGCCGCTGGATCAGCCTATACCCCGGCCAACAAAGCATCAGGCGCGGGCATTGCCCTCGAAAGCAACCCGCAGTACGACCAGTTTGGCAACATCGTCACCGCCTCCGCGCTCAAGTACGCGGTCGCCGGTGTCTTTCGCGTCAGCGGGGCCTCCGGGGCCGCCGCCTGGACGCTGGGTCAACCCGTGTGGCCGTCGGCCACCGGCTCCGGGATCGCTGCGCCGACCGGCACGACGGGCGTGGGCGCGCTGTGGGCGCAGGCTGCGAAGGTCGCGCATGGCACGGCGTTTTCCGCCGGGTCCGCCGTCTCAATTGCGTTTGCGACCGGGATCGCCACGGTGCTGTGGTATACCGCCGTCGCCGACAATTCCGCGCAGCTCGACATCTTGCTGATGCCGCCTCGCCCGGATTACCACTAAGGAGCGAGCGACATGACAGAGCAGATCAAGGACATTCAGATCGTGCGGGGGATTAACGACCAGATCAGTGGCTTCCGGGACACCATTGTGCCTGCGGAGCGCCCGCTGCTCGAATCGTACAATCCCTTTACCCCCTTGCTCGAATCGGAGCCGGGCCGCCGCCCCTACTCGCTGATGGAAGCCATGATCCTGAAACCGGACAGCGCGAACCTGTTGCGCGACGGGATCAAGTTCCTGGCCTTCTCGCAGATGGCGCGAATGCCTCAGGTGTGGAAGTCGCTGATTCGCGTGGAGGGGAGCAGCAAGCCCGAAGAAATGTACCTTCGGGATGCGGCGTTCGGAACCATCCCGCGTGCCCCCAGTGGCGAGCCGGTGTCGTTTATGAACCGCTCATTCGAGGGCAACACCAAGATCAGTAACTTCCTGTACCGCATTGGCGTCAAGGTCACGGGCGATGAGATCAAGTTCGACCGCCTGGGCGTGATTCGCCAGATCGCGGAGAACATGGGCCGGTCGGCGATGGTGACGGAAGATGATGCGTTTTTCACCGCCATCACGACGGCAGGCAACTACACCCGCAACAGCACGACGGGTGATAATGACGTGGGCGCGAACACCGCCGCCACCACGTTCAATGCGTTGGGGCTGGACCTTGCCCTGACCACTATCTCAACAGCGAAAGACCGGAAATCCGGGCAATACCTTCAGTACAACGGGGATACCATTATCGTCACCCCGAAGATGGAATACCCGGTGAAGCAGATGCTCATGGCTCCGGTTCTCGCTCGCGCCGCCGATACGGGCGCGGCAGAAGTGCGGGGCATGGGCACGCATAACCCCTATTCGAGCACGCTGGGACGGATCATCGTGCATCCCAAGCTGGGCACCACCTATGAGTGGGTCCTGCTCGACAGCAGCGTGTACAGCTTCGTGTGGCAGGTCGTGGACTCCTGGCAAAT